TAAGTAGAAATTCTACTGATTGGAGAGGTGATCCAATTTTTAAGAGTGATGAGGAGTGGAATAATCAGATGCAGTCAAATGCTCCTACAGGTATGTTATATGATTCAGATACAGGAGAGTACAATAGAGATACAGATCCATTCCAAGATATACAAGGTGTTACTAAAAGCGTGGATAGAGATGATCCTGATTTTGATTATAATGTTTTTGAAATTACAGACAAAGAGGCTTTTGAAGAGTCTGGGGGAATAAGGCCTAAGCTTAACCCCATGACTACTGGAAAGCCTGTTACTACAAAAAAAGTTTCTGCTAATGAAAACCCTGTTGCAAATTCTGGAGATAAAGATTTTTCTTCTGATAACGAGTATTATGATGTTAATAAAGGCGGGTTGATAACTAAACGAAAGAAGAAAAAGAAGTAACAATAAGGCTACTCAGCTACGGCTGGCCCCAACATAAAAGGAAACAACATGCCTGAACTACAAACAATGGAATCCCCAAAAATTGCAGGGTTCGTAAACCCTAGTCACAATAATCGTAATCGTAAACGTATAGAAGAAGATGAGAAAGAATTAGAAGAACTAGAGACCAGCTCAGAAGAAGTTGAAGAAGAGGAAGTAAAAACAGAACAAGAGGTAGAGGATAAAAACCTTAGCCGTGAAGAACAATCTTTCAAGAAACGTTACGGTGATGTTCGTCGCCATATGCAACAGAAAGAAAAAGAATGGGAAGAAAAACTTGCTGCAATGGAGAATCGTTTAACAGACGAGAACATCCGTCCACCTAAGTCTGATGAAGACATTGAGTCATGGGCAGCAAAGTATCCTGACGTAGCTGGCATTGTAGAAACCATTGCAGCTAAGAAGGCTCAGGAGATGTTTAATAAAGCAGATGATCGGCTACAGAAACTGGATGCTAAAGAAGCTGAAATTTCTCGTTCTTCTGCAGAGGATAATATTCGTAAAGCACACTCTGACTTTGATAAACTACGTGAAGCTGATGAGTTTCATGACTGGGTTGATGAACAACCTAAGTGGGTACAAAATGCACTCTATGAGAACTCAGATGATGCTGACTCAGTGATCCGTGTTATTGATCTGTATAAGGTTGATAACGGTATGACTAAGAGTGACTATGCAACTAATCGTAAGAATGCTGCTAAGACTGTTAAGAAAGGTTCTAGGACCAAAGTTGAAGCAGATCAGTCTGCTGGTTCTTACACTGAGTCTCAAATCTCTAAGATGTCTGCTAAAGATTATGAGAAACAAGAAGAAGCAATTACTAATGCAATTAGATCCGGTAAGTTTATTTATGATTTATCTGGGTCTGCACGTTAATATACTATTGACAAAGTAAGATTTATTAGTATAACTAGGGGTTAGTAAAAAGAAGCCACCGTAAGGTCTACCTTCTATACTGACCCCCCACTAAAGCTCAAACAAAAATACAAAGACTACCTGTATTAAGTCTAGGCCCGTATCAAACTAGTTGGCCGATTAGTTAAATTACGCACCCTAAACACTCAGCCTCTTTATTATACTGTTTAGCTCAACAAAGCCTAAACTTTATAGGAGGATCTATTATGGCTTTCGCAACCACATCAGGTTATGGGAATCTACCAAACGGTAATTTTAGCCCCGTAATCTACTCAAAAAAAGTACAGCTTGCTTTCCGCAAGAGTACTGTTTGTGGCGATATCACAAACTCTGATTATATGGGTGAAATTTCAGCGCAAGGTGATACCGTACAAATCATTAAAGAACCTGAGATTTCAGTAAGTTCATACTCCCGTGGTACAAGTGTTACCGCACAGGATTTGGACGATGAGGATTTCTCACTCGTAATTGACAAAGCTAATTACTTTGCTTTCAAAATGGATGACATTGAAGAAGCTCATAGCCACGTCAACTTCATGGACCTTGCAACCAATCGTGCTGCATACCGTCTTGCTGACAACCATGACCAAGAAGTTCTTGGCTACATGGCTGGTTACGCACAGGCAAGTCAACACGCACAAGCTAATGCTTTGAACACCAGTGTTAATGGTACCAAAGCTGTTACTAGTGCAGGTGCTAACGAATTGCTTGCTTCTATGCAACTGCATAAAGGTGACTTTGGAAATATTACTACCACTTCTGCTGGTACACATTCCATCCCGCTGACTGCACGTATGCCCGGAGCAACCTCGTTGCCGACTGCTACTGCTTCCCCAGCAATGGTTATTGCTCGTATGAAGCGTTTGCTTGATCAACAGCAAGTTGACTCACAAGGTCGCTGGCTGGTTGTAGATCCAGTATTCATGGAAATTCTTGCTGATGAAGATTCACGCTTCATGAATGCAGATTTCGGTGAGTCCGGTGGACTGCGTAACGGTCTGGCTGTAGCTAACTTCCACGGCTTCCGTGTATACTCTTCGTCTAACCTGCCAGCGGTAGGCACTGGACCGGGTACTTCGGGTACAGCAAACCAGTTGACTAACTTTGGTGTTATTATGGCGGGACATGATTCCTCTGTAGCAACCGCAGAGCAAATCAATAAGACAGAATCATATCGTGACCCTGACAGCTTCGCTGACATTGTCCGTGGTATGCATCTATACGGTCGTAAGATTCTTCGTCCTGAAGCAATCGTTACTGCCCGTTATAACGCAGCATAGGGGAGTAATACGTTATGGCTACAATTACAATGAGTACAAACTCCGATTCAACATCAAACAATGCTGGAACGGGAAACAAGAAACTCCGTGGTGCAATTTCGGTTTTGCAAAATGACATTGATTTTGCTGACGCTATCTTGCAAAACGGTGGTACGGCTATTGCAGCGAATGACATCATTCAAGCTATTGCTCTGCCAACCAATACAATGGTTCTACATGCAGGTATCAAGGTTGTTACTGCAATGGAAGGTACAACGACTGACTCAGCACTACTTCTGGGTCAAACGGGAGGTGATATTGATCAGTTTTCAGCAGCATTTGATTATGATGGTGCGTCTGTAGGTGATCACACCACTGCTACTATGTCTTCAGGTGTAGCAACACTTCTGCCTTTCTTTACTGCAGCAGCCGATACCCTTGATGTAGAAGTTCACGCATCTAGCGGAACTATTACTGGTGGTATTATTCGTGTATATGCAATCTGCATTATCATGGATGACATCACAGCAGACAAATCTGCTTCTGAAGTAGACCGTGATCTGCTGGCTTAACTTAAAATATATACTTTTGGGGCTGGCTATATGCTGGCCCCTTTAGTGCATCTTAAGGAAACATAATGGCATATAATTATCTAGGTTTAGTCAATGACGTAAACAGGCGTCTCAACGAAGTGGAGCTTACTGCTAGTAACTTTGTGGCTTCTATTGGCGAGTACGCTATGGTTAAGGATGCAATTAATGTTGCTATAAGACAGATTAATCAATACGAATTTTCATACCCTTTTAATAGTTCGGTTAATAGCAGTACCTTAACTCCGGGTGTTACTAGATATACAATACCTACTAATACTAAACACATAGATTATAAAACCTCAAGAATTAAAAAAGACACAACACTTAATGCCTCTGGCAACAACTTGTCAACAATGACCTACTACGAATACATTGCCCAAGCTTATGCAAGTCAAGAAGATGAGATACAGTCTACAACTATTGATGCTACGTCTGGCTTATCAGCATCAGTAGAAACAATTTCCGTTACCTCTTCAACAGGCTTTAGTGCTACAGGAACATTATTCATAGGTGGGGAACAGATTTCATATACGGGCATATTAGGTAATGATTTTACAGGTTGTACTAGAGGAGCTAATAGTACTACAGCAGCAATCATTGCTGACGATGTAGTAGTAACACAGTTTAATAACGGTGGTGTACCCAGACACATTGTGCGTACCCCCGATAATAACTATTTGCTTTACCCCTTTCCAGACAAACAATATACATTAGTCTTTGACTTCTTTACCCTACCTACAGATTTATCTGCTGCTACAGATGCACCAAGTTTACCTGAGCAGTTTAGAACTGTTATTGTAGAAGGTGCTATGTACACAGCATACATGTTCAGGGGTGAGACACAAGAAGCTACTATTATGAAGAATAACTTTGAAGAGGGTATTAAGAACATGCGTACTCTTTATATTAATAAGTATGACTACATTAGCTCCACTCTGATTAATAAGTCAGCAACCACTTCTATGACCAATAGTAGAATTAATTAATGCCTACAACTAGAGAAACTTTTCCCGTAGAATTTAAGGGTGGCTTAGTTACAAACATAAGCCCTCTACAACAAGGCATTAACATGCCGGGTTCTGCAATTACTTTAAAGAACTTTGAGCCTTCCATTGTTGGTGGGTATAGAAGAATACTAGGATTCTCTAAGTTTGCTGCAGCTAAGATCCCACCATACGGACTAGCTGTTGTAGATGGTGCGAGTCAAGCTAGCACAACTTTAACTATTGCAAGGACACATACTACGCCTGTAGCAGATGATACATTTACAGTAGCAGGTATATTAGGTACTTTTAC